ACTTAATGTTGGGGATGCTAAAGATAATTTTTGAAGGCTTACTGCATCGTAAATATCTTGAGCTAGTTGATAGTCCCCAAAACTAAAACAAGTGGCAGCTCTTGCAAAAGACTCTTGCGGAGATTTCTCCCAATCTTTCATATAAAAACCAGGTTTAGTGAGGATAGCTTTAGCTTTCTCAGATAATCTATTATCCCGTTCGTAATCAATAGTGATTCCTAAATATTTTTTCTTGTTGCTCATGATTTACCTTGTGTAGCTAATTCTACGTTTAATTTGAAATCTTCTTTTTCAGGTAGTCCGTATTCCGGTGCAGTATGCTCCCACATAATACAAGGGGTCGCTTTAACTTCATTACTCATAGCTTCTTGTGCATATTCAGCTATATCTACTACTCGGAAGATGTGACTTAATTTTTTATCTATAATGCGCTTCCTTAGTACTTTAGATGGGGCGCAATCTTTAGCTATATAAACTTTTACCATATAAGCACTCCAAAGACTAAAAAGCCCCTAAAGATTTAACTAAAGGGGCAATGGGTTAATATTTTTTTAAATAATTTCTGTAGACATTTTTATTTCCTCTATATTAGACAATAACAGGACACTTGCCAATAATAACCGGTCCACCGTCTGCATCTTCGTCTGGATCGAATACTGCATCATAACCGATAGTTCCTGGGTCTTTATCAAGCATCTTAATCTCCTTATTTAATGAAATGTTTAGCATACCTTTCCGGTATACTCTCAGTTTTTAGAACAATAAAAACATCAACGGTACGGAAATCTTCATCGTAGTAAGCTTGCCCTCCAATTCTTGCACCTAAATTTATATAGGTTTGTACTAAGGAAGGACAAGCGTTGCGAGACGGAGTAACCTTAAGGTCCACTGGGTAACCAATTTTAGGCACCACTATATCCATAGGTAATCGGTAACGATATAAATACCTAAGAGCTGCTGATACAATTTTAGAATCTATACCTATGGGTATACTCGCACTACCTATTAATGTATCTATTTGGTTAAGGTATATATACTCCCCTATACCCCTCCATAGCTTTAAAATGGTCCTACCATTACGATGGTCTGGATGTATACAAGTCCTACCGATCTCCATAAAGTTAAGACCATTTGTTTGAAAACTTCCAGTGAAAAGGCCCTCTGAATAAAAACCGCCAGCTCTAGCAGCTCTGTCGTTATTTAGTATTCGGGTATAACCTACCACATCACTCCCATACATAACAACCAAATCTTCACAGAAACCATCAAAATAATCTTTATCAAGTCCGGACTCTGCACAATAATCCGGTAATTCCGCCCCCATTTCTTCTGCAAATACTTGATAACGTAATTTGTAGGCTTTTTCTAATATTTCTGGATCTTTTGTAGTAAAAACCTTAAGTGTACTCTTTTCCATACCTCCTCCTGGTATACCTTAAGTGTAATATTGACCAGGTTTAGTCAATTTAGCTTCCAACTCTAGTTCATCAACATAAGCAGATAACGTTGAGTTATTTGATTTTAAAGCTGTTATAGTTACTTCTTTCTCTTCAATTTCTTCTTCCAAATCTTCAATTTCTTCTTCCAAATCTTCAATTTCTTCTTCCAAATCTTCAAT